GTAATGACACTAACATCTCAACAGTCGCACAACTTAAGACTGCACTACTCGCACTAGCAAGAAGTTAATTAAATGGCACAACCTAATTCTAAAGCTACTCTCAAAGAATATTGTCTCCGTAGACTGGGTAAACCAGTCTTGGAGATTAACGTGTCTGACGAACAGGTTGATGATGCTATTGACTATACCTTACAAAAATTTCAGCAGTATCACTATGATGGTGCCGAGCGTTGCTATCTAAAGCATAAGGTTACACAGGATGTTATAAACAGAAGTGAGACAAATACAACTTCTACCTCTAAGGCAGGAAATGATTCATGGGATGAGGGTAATGGTTATATTGAAATTCCAGATCATATTCTATCTGTAGAAGGTATCTTTTCTTTTACAGATAAGGGCACATCAAACATGTTTGATATTAGATATCAGATGCGTTTGAATGACTTGTATGATTTTACATCTACACAGTTTTATCATTACTATATGATACAACAACACCTTTCTACCATTGACTTTTTGTTAGAAGGTATTAAACCAGTAAGATATACTGCAGTGCAAGATAGATTATATCTAGATTTTGATTGGCCACAAGACGCACAGTTAGATCAGTATATTGTGATCAAGGCATGGAGAGCATTAGATCCTGCAACGTGGACAGAGATATACAATCAGATGTGGGTTAAAGATTATGCTTCCGCTAAGATTAAAAAACAGTGGGGACAGAATCTAACCAAATTCCAAGGAGTGCAGATGCCAGGTGGTGTCACTCTTAACGGTGAAATGATTTACAATGATGCAGTAGAAGAGTTGAAAAACCTAGATGAGCAACTACGCACCACTTGGGAAACTCCACCTCTAGACATGATAGGATAACATGGCTACTAACAGTTACTTCACACAAGGGACTACAGGAGAGCAAGATCTAGTTGGCAACCTTGTTGTCGAGCAGATCAAGATGTTTGGTAAGGATGTGTATTACATTCCTAGGACTCTTGTGAAGAATGATTCTGTTTTTGGTGAGGATACATTAAGTCAGTTTAACGGTGCATTTCTTATAGAAGCATACATCGAAGATGCATCAGGATTCCGTGGTGACGGTGATATGTTTAGTAAATTTGGTGTAAGAATATCTGACCAAGTTACTTTTATTATCTCACGCACAAGATTTACAGAAGCAGTAGACGATAACGCACAATTAATTGTAGAGGGTCGTCCTAATGAAGGTGACTTAATTCATTTCCCTCTAGCAAATAAAACTTTTGAGATCCAATTTGTAGAGCACGAAGTGCCTTTCTACCAGTTGGGTAAGATACACGTTTGGGGATTACGTTGTGAGCTCTTCGAGTACAGCGACGAAGACTTCGACACTGGTGTTGCTGCTGTTGATCAGATAGAAGTAGACTTCTCCAACGCAGTTACTGTCAACTTTGCAGCAGGTGGTAGTGGCGACTTTACAGTTGGTGAGATCGTTGCAGGTGGCACATCTAATGTCACAGCAGAGGTCAAGTCTTGGGATTCAACAACCAGACAACTACAGGTCTTCAACAGATCAGGTATATTTACGATCCCCGAAACTGTTACTGGCCAGACATCAAGTGCTGCTTGGACAACTGCATCCTATAATACAATAAATAATGTGAATAGTGAATTCGATCAGAATTTTGCCTTAGAGACTACTGCTGATGGAGTCATAGACTTCACTGAAAGCAATCCATTCGGTGAATTCGGTAACAAAGGGACTACAATCTAATGTTAGGCACATACTCATATCACGAAATTTTTAAGAAGACAGTTGTCGGTTTCGGCACACTGTTTAATAACATCGAGCTTAGACGCACGTCTGGATCTAAGACTGAGGTCATGAAGGTGCCTCTTGCTTATGGTCCTAAACAAAAGTTTCTTGCACGTCTCGCACAACTAGGAGATCTGACTTCTAAAGATAGGACACAGATTACACTCCCTAGAATATCATTCGAGATACAAGCAATAGCATACGATCCTACAAGAAAATTATCACCTACCTCATACATAAGACATACAACAGGAGATAAAACCAACAAAGGTTTTATGCCAATCCCATATAATGTTAACTTTGAATTGGCAATCCTATCTAAGAATCAAGATGATGCCTTGCAGATTCTTGAGCAAATTCTTCCACACTTCCAACCTAGTTTCAATATCACAATGAATCTAGTTGCTGAGCTGGGAGAAAAAAGAGATTATCCAGTCACACTGTTGAGCGTGGACTATGATGATCAATATGAAGGTGACTATGACACACGTCGCACACTGATATATACGTTACAGTTTGTCGCAAAGACTTACTTGTACGGACCTGTTACTGATAAGACAGGTGAGCTTATCACCAAGACGATTGTTGATTATGCAACCGATAGTAAGGTTACCGCTCCTAGAGAGGTGCGTTACACAGTTACACCTGATCCTGCTGACGCAGATCCAGATGATAACTTCGGATTCAATGAGATTTATAGTGAGTTTACAGATGCAAAATCAAGAAACCCAACCACAGGAAACGACGAGTAAGTTTGATGGAATCTCTGATGCCATGGACATCGAGACAAAAATCATACCTACTGAGAAACCTGATGTAGAAAAGGTAGAGGAGATTGTAACCTCAACTAAAGCACAGCTCAAAAAAGATTATGAATATACTCGTGGAAATCTCTATTCTCTGATTGAGAAAGGACAAGAGGCAGTAGACGGTATCCTTGAGTTAGCACAGGAATCTGACCAACCTCGTGCGTTTGAAGTAGCAGGTCAACTTATCAAACACGTCGGTGATGTTGCTGACAAGTTGGTAGATCTACAAAAGAAAGTTGCAGATATAGAAGCACCCAAGAAGAAGGAAGTGAATACCACAAACAACACTATGTTTGTAGGTAGCACTGCTGACCTGGCAAAGTTTCTAAAGCAGCAACGAGATAAATAGAAAGTATAGGAGAATCTTTTACCCATGTCAGTATTAAATGTAATTGACACCCAAACAGTGACAGGAAGTGGCACCAGCTACGTCGTCGTAAAGTCTGGTGTCTTGAGATGTCTTGCAACATCTGCCTCTTCGATTCAAATCGATGAAGGTCCTGCTATTACTTTGGTTGCCAATGAAGCATTGTTAATTTCATGTGGTAAAGCAAAGAGTGCTAAGATTGCAGCAGCAACAGACGCTGCAACTATGGTAGTCACTGCCGAGGGATACTCTGGTGGTGGTCGTCACACATTCAGCGTCGGTGATTATATCGAGACTGTGGATGGTGGTGACACAAACGGATTTACTTCTGACTTTGTAACTGCAGCATCTGCAGGAAAGAAAGTCACAGCAGTAACAGCATCCACTATTACTACTAACTATGACTCATCAGCAGCAGGTGCAGACTATGCACTTAGTGCAGCAGATGCCACAGCAGGCACTGTGCCACTTATCAAAAGAGCAGTTAAACTCACAGCAGGAAGTGCCAACGTTATCGTTGAGCAAGTCCAGATTGTTGGAGGCTAACTCATGCCCGCCGTCTCCAAAAAACAACAAAGATTCTTCGGGATGGTTAGACAAGCTCAAAAAACGGGTCAAGCAGCCTCACCTGAGGTTGCCGAAGTTGCTGCCACCGCAAAGCGTTCCAGCGTAAAGAAATTTGCGTCTACTAAACACAAGGGTTTACCTGAGAAAAAAATGAAAAAGGAAGACTACAAGTATCCTCTATATGCACCTTACACTAAGGTGGATGAGTTTCATGCTAACAAAAAACCTTTGGATGAAGAGGGATATGATCACTGGCGTGACAAGCAACTAGAGCGTGGCACTTGGAGATCTGCAAGTAGTAACAAACCTAGATCTGGTGGGACTCAACCAAAACCCATGCCAAAAAAAGATGGTAAAGACTCTGCACTTGAAAAAGTAAAAGCAGACATTACAAAAAAATATGGAAAGGGTGCCATTATGGACGTTAGTAAAAAAACTAAGAAAGAAGAAGTAGAGCTAGGTGAAGCAAAGGTAGATCTAAAAACACCTGAGTATAAGAGAGCTACAGTTAGAGACAAAAGATATGGTAACCCACATGGATCTCTTGAATTAGGTGGTGGTATCAGAAAAGATAGAAGAGCAGATCACGAAGCAAAACGTGGTGTAAAAAGTAAAGGCAGACCTAAGAATCCACAGACTGTTGATGAGGCAACACCAAGACAGAGAAGAAGTCCTGGTCTACAACTCAATGGTATGTCATTGATTGAAAAACTTAGAATGTCTCGTAAGGAATACGCTAAGATTCATAAAGACTTTAAGAGTGATGATCCTAAGAAACCTAGGACTACAAAGTATGTGCCAGGTAAGGGCACAGTCTCTATGCCAGTAGAATTGACTGACGAGTTGCATCCTAATATTAAGAAGATTGATGCAATGTCTAAGGCAAAGGTTGCTGCACAATCTGCTGCTAACAAGAAGAGAGATGCAGACAGAGCAAAATCTGCTGCTGACTTCCAAGCACATAAAAAATCCGAGTTGGCAAAAGGCAAGAAACCTCATGAGGCACTTGACTCTTGGCAGAAAAAGAAGATGAAGAAGGAAGCAGTTGAAGTAGAAGAAGGTAGTGCATACGGTATCTACAAAGGTGATGGTGTAGATAAGGTTAGAAATAGAGCAAAGAAGGCAGTTGATCATCAAAGAAAGGGCACTCATGGTGATGATCATGAGTTAGATACTGAGATGAAGAAAACACAGAAGAGTGTTGATAAACTTAATAAAGTAGGTGAAAGACTCAGAGCAGATACTGCTGCTAAGAAACTAGAGAAGAAAGTAAAGTCCTTAAAGAAAGAAGGACGTGAATTTAAACTTGTTGAGGTAACTGCAAAGGAGAGATTCAAGAGAGATGCAGGTGCTATTGCTAAGAAAAAAATAAGGCAGAAAGAGCATAATAAGTATGTAAACTTCCTTGATGTTGATGAATCAAAGATTAGTGAAGCAAAGGTAGATAAAGGTCGTAGTGATTACGGTAAAGCATCTATCAGAAAC